ATTTTGTTTTTGTGCAAACTGTTGTGCTTCGATATTTAGTTCTTTGTCTTTCAATTCTAGCTCTGATTTTCTTATATCAACCAATGGGTCACTGCTTTGACCTTGACCTATGGATTGTAAGAATTCAGCTGTTAGTTGTGCCATGATTGGAGCACTGTACTGGTCAAGAGTAATTTGTATCTGCTGTTGCATCAACATAGCATCATCTGGTGAGACTTGTTGCATTTGTGCTTGTGTTTGTTGTAGTTGCATTTGAACTTCTTGTGGTATCTGTTGATTAGCCAGTTCAGCTGATAAAAACTGTAAATGTTGCATACAGTGACTAATAATTATTGATTGTATCTGTGGATTTTCTTTGACTACCTGTGTCATAAACAAACTTTTATGCGTTTCTAGGTGTGCTTCATGGTTTTGTCCTATAAAAGCTTGTGCTGGCATACCTAACATTAGGTTGCTGTTTTCTAGTCCAGCATCAATAGGTTGTGGTGTGGTGTCTGGTGGTGGAGGTATAAGTGCTTCTACGTTATCTACACCAAGAGCTGCATACATTCTTTTGTATGCTTCGTACATACCTTGTTGACCATGTATCTCAGGGTTAGATTGAACCATCATTAACAATTCTTGAGCCAATGTTATCCTTTGACTTTGTGAGAATATGTTAGGGTCAGAAACTGGCACAATGTCAACACGACCATCAAAATCTTGTTGTTTTATCTCATTTGGTGCTGTGCCATTTGTAAAAGGATAGGATGGTGGTAGATACTCAGCAAAAACTCTAGCCAGTAAATCAAACTCTATCCTTTGTGCATAGTGCAATCTTTTGTGTATTGCACTCATAACTTTGGTTCCTCTTTCTAACAAAGCTACTGTCGTGCCTACTGGCATAGCTTGGTTCATATCACCTACATTCATATCAGCAATAGCTGCAAATCTTTTACCAGAATCGACCAATAGACCTAGTAATTGCATGAGTACATTGCTTGGTTCTTTTATAGGCAGAGGTATAAGGTTTTCTCTTAGAGAGCCACCTGTAGTATCAATATCTCTAAATTCACCGGGTTGTAAAGGCTCATCTTCATCTCTGATTCTCATGCCTCTAGCTTTAAAACCAGCTGGTAAATTAGCTAATGTACCAGCATCTATAAGCTGTCTAAGTATAGAGGTAGAAGCTTTGGACAATCCACCTATCATGTGCGATAGACCTAAACCATAAAATCCAAGACCCGGTAAGAACTTATATTGAACAAAGTAATTAATCTTATTTTTTAGTGGGTCTTGTTGTAAGTAGTTTCTTCTAATAGCTAGTACAGTCTCTGTATCTTCATCTATAGTTATTATGTAAGGTAGTTTTAACCCTGTTGGGTTTCCTTGAGCATCTAAATCTTCAAAACCTTCGATGTCTAAGACAGTGTGTATTTCATAAATAACTCTATTTCTGTCTTCTTTATAGCTAGGTGACACACCTTGTATCTGGTCAATAGTAGTTTCCACATCACTATCATCATCTGCATAGCTATTTTCAGGCATATCAACATTTGCATAAAAGCCTGTTAACTGTTGTTTTTTCACCTCGTTTAAGGACATATTGATTACATGTGTGATTCTTTCTGCTGAAGAAATATCACTAGCCTCGTAAGGCACAATCAAATCTTCTGGTGGTATAAATTTTGATACAGCTTTGTTTGTTACAAAATCAAAGTAGACTTTTTTGAACGCACTACCAGCTAGTGGTAAGTAAAATAACAACATATCAAGTTCAGGGTCATACTCTTTCATTACATTCATGATGTAATAATTCATAAACTCTTGTACTCTTTCAGCTTGATTTTCTGTCTCTATGGTTCTAGCACCTAGTATTTCTGTCTTGACAGGTCCTTTAGCTGGCAACATTTCTTTGTAAGCTTGTGCTTGGAACTGTGTCACTGCTTCTGCTAATATTGGGTGAACTACACCAGAGCTACCTTCAAATGGTTGCGATCTCTGTTCGTCAAACTTCATACCAAGATACTCAAGACCTTCTTTGTATGTTTTTTCCCACTCACTTCTTGATTGCTTGTCACCCTTGATTGAGCTCGTCAAGTCAGATGCAAGTTTCTTAGCTACATCCTCAGATATAAATTCTACTAAATTTGAGTTGAAGTCCATTTGTGGCATTGGTTGTTCAACCAACTCATCACCAACCAAAATCTCATTCTCATTAACAAGTATCTGTGCTGCGTCAGATATAAGTTCTTCTCTAGTTGGTTCTTGCTCGACTGTTACAGCTGACCCTTGTTCCATAATATCAGGGTCATTTTCTGTTCCTAGCATTTTATCTACTGCCATAATATTAAGTGTAGCACTCTTGGGCTTGTTGTGTAATCCATAGATAATAAATCATCAGTAATAAACTGTCCTATTTTTTTGTAAAAATTTAGCTTCGTCTTGATAGTCTTCTTTCAGTGATAAGAAACCACCTTGCCTAAATCTCATCAAAGCCATGGTTGTACTATCACAAAAATCATCATTATCACCAAATGGAAAAGACGCTAACTCTTCTCTCACTTCGTCTGCAAAATCTTCGTCAGGAGCCCAAACCATACCAGACTCAAATATAGGAGCTACACTGTTCATTCTAGCTATCTTGTCTTGTCCTCTACTAGGTGAATAAGCAGTAACAGGTATGCCCATACGTCTTAGCTCTTGTGTCAGTGGTGTTCCTGATGCTTTTGCCTCAATGAGAACACAATCAGGTTCCCAATATTTATACTCATCAAAAGCTATTCTTTTTAACTCAGGAAAGTCTACTCTGTATCTTTTTGCATCTAGTAGTATTATTTGCTCAACACCATCTTCACCTTCAAAGATAGCCCAAGTAGTTATTGCAGAATAGTCGGCTGTTTCTTTTTTAGAAAAAGCAGTATCGTAACTTTGTATGACGTAACTGTAATCAGGTATATCTTCGTATTTCCATAATTGCCACCATTCTCTCTTTACAATAGAACCCTCTTCAGCTGTTGGATTCTGCATCCACTGTGCGTTCCATTTAGATACTGGTAAAGATGCTTTTACAGACATGAGTTCTTCTTTTTTCCAATATTCACCCCAAAGTGGATTTTCAGTTTCAGGTAATATTGCTGGAAACTCTACTACTTCCCACTGGTCAGCATTGTCGTCACTTTGTTTTTTCAATACTTTACCAACCAAGTCTTTAGTGCTCCATCTAGTCATAACAATAACTATCGTTCCACCGGGTTGTAGCCTTTGTCTAGGTCCTGACGTGTACCATTCATAAGCTGACTCTAGTGATTTGGGCGATAAAGCATCTTGCTCTGAGTGTGGGTCGTCAATAATCAATAAATCAGCACCACGACCTGTAATCAACTCAGGAAAAATAACTCTGAAATCCTCACTGTCTATAAGGTTTCTAACTTTTCTACCAAATCGTACTGCTAGTTCAGCTGTGTGAGTACACTGTATTATCTTCAAAGTACCATTCAAACCCATCATCCAAGCTGGGAAGAATGTTGATGCAAACTCTGACTTAGAGTGTCTTGGTGGTAAACACACAATAAGACGTTTGAGTTTGCCTTGTGCAATTCTGTTAAATTTATCTGCAATTATTCTGTGGTGTCTGCCTTCTATAAAAGTGTCACCCCACATATGTTTTACAAAACCCATAAAATCGTTTTGACATGAATCTTGTTTATCTAGTTGGTCGTATCGTGCTAACAAAGCTGTTGCTTCTGCTTTGTCTTGTTCTGACAGTATATCGAAATCTTTTAGAGATACTTCTTTCATGGGGGTCAGGCTGAGTAACTAGGTAGTGACATAGTAGCTACTCAACCCTAAACACATAGTGTCTAAGGTTAGTATAGTGTATTTGTGTGTCTTGCTAAACCTCATGCCATTCTTTGCCTTGGAAAAGTAAGGCTTCTGCTTCTCTTCTGCGTATCAATCCATTAAGAACTTCACCATTAGCCTTATTCCATCGTTTAATTTGTTGTGGCACTTCTTCGTACTTACCTTCGTTTAAAACTTTGAGCAGTGTTGAGCTACCAAGGTTAGAAGGTCCTAAGTTGTAAACCCAAGCACATAAAGCGTCATACTGACTTTGGTTAAGTTCAACATCAACCATGTCATCAATATAACTTTCGTACTCTATCATCTCTTCTTCAAGCAAATGATTGGCTTCGTCTTTATTAATTTTGTCGCCTTCTTTCACGTCTTTAGTGTGCCCGTATCCTATTGTCCAAACACCAGCTGGACATTTGTAAGCTTCTAGCTCACAGCCTTCAAAAAACTTTATTAGTGCCAAACCCTCTTTTGATATTTGCATTTCACTCTCCCCAAGTGCCATCTTTTCTGACTTTAGCTTTTTTTGTGCCACCAAAATAAGGTGAAGCCAGACCCTCTTTAATAAGTATTTCACAAATGTTATTTCCATTGCAATCATAAGGTATGCCAAGCAATCTACCATACTTGCCACGACCAAGAGATTTGATTTTAATATCACCTGTCAAAAGCTCACCAAGTCTTTTCTTTGCTTG